CGCTGGAGGCGCTGCGGGGGCTGCTGGTGGAGGTGGAGGGGCGGCTTGCGCGGGTGGCGCGGGTGCGAGACGACTTGCTGATGGAGGGACTGGAGCGGGCGGCGCAGTACGGGGCGCGGGTGTGGGATGCGGCGCCGGCTGCGGCGGCCCCGGCGGCGGTGCAGGCGCAGGTGCTGAGCCCGGCGGCGATGGCGGTGAGCGAGACAGCGGTGCGGATGGTGCAGGAGTTCGTGGCGGCCGATGGGTTGCAGTTGAGCGACCGGCTGTGGCGGATCGATCGGGGGGCGCGCGAGGCGGTGACGCAGGCGATCGAGCGGGCGGTGATCGAGGGGCATAGCGCGGCGCAGGCTGCGCGGGCCTTCCTGGCGCGGGGTGAGGCGGTGCCGGCGGCGATCGCGGAGAAGATGCGGGGGCCGGCGGGCGGGACGATCGGGCGCGAGGCGGCGGGGATGCTGACGGGCAACGGCGGGGCGATGGACAACGCGATGCGGGTGTTCCGTACCGAGATCAACCGGGCGCACGGCGAGGCGTACATGGCGGGGGGCGAGGGTAAGCCGTACTTCGGCGGGTGGCGGTATCTGCTGAGTCCGGCGCACCCGGAGCCGGATATCTGCGACCTGCTGGCGGCGCAGAACCTGCATGGCCTGGGCCGCGGGGTGTATCCGAGCCGCGCGAAGTGTCCGTGGCCGGCGCATCCGAACACGTTGTCATTCGTGGAGATCGTGTTCAAGGATGAGATCGGCGAGGCGGAGCGGGCCGGGCGCGAGACGCCGTTGCAGGCGCTGGCGCGGCTGAGCCCGGAGACGCGGCGCGGGGTGCTGGGCAAGACGCGGGGCGAGCTGTTCGACGCGGGGCTGCTGACGCAGGGGATGATCCGTGCGCCGGTGGCTGCGGTGAAGAAGCGGGTGGGGGTGGCGAACGTGTAAGCGTGGCTTACGAGTTGCGAACGAGTCGTTAACGATTCGCGGACATCATTAACCAAGGGAGGCGCTGCATTCCCTTTTTTTGCGCCTGCGGCGGGGGCAGGCTGGCGCCCATCCTGGACACTGATGGACGAACGACATGGGCACGCGCATCCGCATCACGAACAATTCGAAGCAGCCGCAGGACATCGGTGGACGCTGGGTGCAGCCCGGCGCGAGCGATGTGTTCGACGCGGACCAGGTGGCGCCGGAGTGGCGCGCGGGGGCGGTGGTGGTGGAGAGCGATGACCCGCGTGCGGGCGAGCTCGAGCGCGAGGGCGACCGGCTGTATGTCCGAAAGGCGGATGGGTCGCGGAATTCGCTGGTGGAGGCCGTGACGGGCCCGGGTGGGGGGAATAGAATCCTTGGGCGCTACGATTCGATGGTGACGCGCCCGCGCTATCCGGCCGGCTACACGAAAGCGCCGCTGCGCTCGAACGGCCTGCCGCTGGAAGGGCTGGATGAGAAAACATGCCCAGGCGCTACGGTCACGCTCTCGACTGACTCTACCAATACCTGGAACGGCGAGCCTGTCATCAACGTGGCCGTCACCGGCACCCCGACCGGATCGTATTTCCAGATCGGGCGCACAACTGCTGATTTCACGCTCGACACGGACGGGCAGGACATCGCAAACCGCTCTATCCTGATTGCCTCCAAGCTGCCGGCTGGGATGCCGGCGCCGAGCAATGTGAACGTCTATATCTCAGACGCATCATTTGCCAATTACGCGCGCTATGCCTGCCCGTTTGTCGGCGTGGATGCGTACGGATGGTCGCTTTTCCAGAAAGAGGTGACTGGTACGACACAGCTCGTCGGCACGCTGCCCTCGCTCTCGGGCGGCCTGCGCACTCGCGTCCGCATGGATTTTGCTGCGACGGTGATTGCCGGCGAGATCAAGGTCGCGCGTCCGAAAATCCTGCCGCTGCCGGCGCCGACCGTCATCTGGACGAATGATGACGGCTACGACGAATGGACGTGGCTCGCCGCCGAGGCGCGCAAGCGCAGCCTGGACCTGTCGTTCGGTGTGTCATACAGCTACGTCGGCACCGAGGGCTATCTGAATGATGCTGGCGTGCACGACTTGCAGGACAAGTACGGGCACGAGGTCACGAACCACGCCGGTCCGAACACGAGCTACTTGGAGAGCGACCTCGCCACGTATATGGGGCACGTCCACGCATGCACGAATTACCTGCGGAATCTCGGGATCGACCCCAAAACACTCGCGCTGCATCAGTACGTCAAGGGCCACGAGGACGCCACGCTGCGCGCAGCGATGAAAGCGGCGGGCTTCGTCTCGTGCCGTGCGACCAACACCGGCTACAAGGCCGCGCGTGCCGCAGCATTTGCGGCGGGCGGTGCCGGGATCGACGGGCTGTACAACATCCCGAACTGCATCAACCTCTACAACGGCACGGATCTCGCTACGGTGAAGACGCAGCTCACCGCTGCGACGAAGATCGGCGCGGCATTCATCGTCGGCCATCGCTACGAAGCCGCTGCCGCGGATACCGCGTGGATCAACAGCTACGACCCGACCTACGGCGTACTCGGCTTGATGGACTGGCTGCAAGACCGGCGAGACATCGACGGATGGCAGATCAAGACGTGGCGGCAGTGGTACGACGATCTCTACGACGCCCAGGCCGGGATGACCGTCTGAANNGCGCGCACTGACCTGGCAGGCTCCAGGAAGGCGAGACGCTTCGCCCGACGCCCGGCACAAGCCGGGCGTTTTCGTTTGTGCGCCCGCATTCCCTTTTTTTGCGCCCGCCTCCCGGCGAAAGTGGGCATGCCGGTGCGGGTGTGCGCGATCTCTCCTCTCCTCTCCAATCCCCGCCCGTACCGGCACCTATGCGAGGGATGCGATGACGAATACTTGTGAGGCCGTGGTAGCTGTCGGCGCCCGGGGTTGCCCGGGCGCCGCAGTGGGGCGGCGGATCGTGCTGGAGGCGGGGCCTGCGGGGCAGGTTCGCCGCTTTATCAGCGGGGTGAGTCTGGCCGAGGGCCGGGAGTCGAGCTGGGTGACGGTGACGCGGACGGGGGGGTTTTCGGATCCGCGGTACGGCAAGTTCGATATCACGCGCGAGCTGCTGGAGCAGATGGTGCGCAACTTCGATGCCGGGGTGTACGGGCAGAAGGTGTTCATCGACGTGGCGCACAAGCCGCAGGACGGCGCGGCGGGTGAGGTGCTGAAGCTGGCGGTGGAGGGGGATCGGCTGCGGGCGCTGGTGAAGTGGACGGAGTTCGGCCGCGAGGCGGTGCAGAAGCGGGGCTTTGCGTATTTGAGCGCGGAGTACCACGAGAACTGGAAGGACAACGAGAAGGGCGAGCCCCACGGATGTGTGCTCCTGGGGGCGGGGCTTGTGACACGGCCCTGCATCAAGCGGCTCGATCCGGTGGTGTTGGGCGAGGGCGACGGGGATGCACCGATGGTGCTGCACCCGAAGCTGCAGGCGGAATTGATCCAGGAGATTGCAGACATGAAAGAGAAGTACCTGAAGAAGCTGCGCGAGTATCTCGCCAGCCTGAAGACGCTGAGCGATGGCGTGATCGAGCAGATGGTGAAGGCGCTGGGTGCGGCGCTGGATCCGGTGACGGACGAGGCGCAGGCGGCGAAGCTGTGCGAGGGCTTCGAGGGCCAGGGCAAGGCGCTGGCCGAGCAGATCGGCGGGCAGGCTGCGCACGTGACGCTGAGCGTGGCGGGCGGGCTGGATGCCGCTGCGGTGAAGGCCGAGGTGGCGCGCGTGCTGGCCGAGCAGGCGGAGGCTGCGCGGACGCTGGCGGAGGGCGTGGAGGCGAAGCGCAAGCTGTTCGGTGATGTGCTGGCCGAGGCGGGCAAGGCGCTGAGCGAGGACACCCGCCGCGAGCTGACTGCGAGCCTTTCGGGCCTGATCGGCGCCGACACCCCGGATGCTGCGGTGAAGGCGCTGGCCGAGAGCCAGGCGGCGATCGCGGTGAAGATGGAGGCGGGCCGCCAACTGGCGGCGATGGGCTTTACCGTGACCGGGCGCCCCTTCATCAGCGTGGATTCGTCGAACCAGGTGAAGGCGCTGCAGGAGTCGGTGGACAAGCGCCTGCGCTTGACGGGCCGTGCGCCGATGGGCGAGCCGAACCGCGAGCTGGCGGAGAAGGTGTTGGCGGAGTTCGACGCCAAGCATGCGGCGCAGCTGCATGCCGAGCACAAGATGCTGGCTGGCGGGGATGGCGTGGTGAGCGATGTGGCGGTGCCGGCGATCTTCGAGCGCACGGTGATCCGCGAGGCGCTGTACGGGCTGGTGGGCCTGCAGTTCGTGAATTCGGGGACCTACCCCTTCAGCTCGAGCGCGCTGATTCCGTACAGCTACCGCGACAGCACGGCGGCGAGCCGCAGCAGCACCCGGGTGTATGAGGGTCAGGGCGTGCCGCGTGCGGGCGTGAAGCAGACCAGCGACACCGCGTACCCGATTCCGCAGAAGTTGGCGTTCGAGGTTTCGGACGAGCTGCGTTACCTGACCGGCAACGGCCAGCTCGACTTCGATACCGTGGCGGAGAACGTGCGCAACGCGGTGCGGATCATCGGCGAGGATACCGAGAAGCTGATCTTCGACGAGGTGCTGAACGCGAGCGACGAGTATGCGACGGTGGCGGTGACGAACGAGGCGACGGCGACGGCCAACGGTACGAACAAGGTGTTCGTGCTGGATCAGTTTCCGGTGGTGCGTCCGCGCAAGGTGTTCGACCTGCAGGGCAACCAGGTGGGCAGCACGCTGAATCCGGTGGTGATCAAGCTGAACAGCGTGACGATCGCCGAGTGGGCGCCGGGCGTGTCGGCGGGGACCTACTACACGCTGGACTTCAACCTGGGCGAGCTGCGCTTCGTGAACGAGGCCGGCACGGTGATCGCGCCGACGAACACGCACGCGATCGTGTGCAGCTACAGCTACACGACCAACGTGTTCAAGTTCGATACGGACCTGGGCAGCCTGACGGTGAAGCAGAAGTGGGATGACTTTCTGTACCGCTTCGGGCTGCGCAAGGCGCTGATCGAGGACACGCGCTTCTATCGCGCGGACCTGGGCCTGATGAGCTCGACGGTGATGACGGCGGTGGAGCAGGCGGAGACCTTCGGGGCGAACTTTGCGCGCCCGGGCACCGACCTGACGGCGGACGGCAACCTGGGCCGCATCAAGGGGGTTCCGAGCTTCAAGGCGTTTGCGCCGGGGCTGGCGATGGCGGACCAGCGTGTGCTGATCGGCGAGCGTGGCCTGACGCGCTACCGCATGATGAAGCCGTGGAGCATGGGCGCGCTGCAGGACCAGAAGGACGCGAACGGGCGGTTCACTGGCAAGAAGGAGGCCTATGGCGACCAGTTCGTGGTGCTGCATACGCCGGCGCCGCTGAAGGCAGGCATGACCAGCGTGGTGCTGTACAGCGGCACGGGTCGCGTGGATCGCGCGGCGTGATGAAGGGCGTTCTCCCTGTGTGAAGGTGTGCCCCGGCGCTGGTGACGGTGCCGGGGATTTTTTCGAGGGATGGGGTGATGAAGATCGGGGTGGAGAACAGGACGGATTCGCCGATGTATGTGGGCGGAATGATGATTCCGGCGGGCGAGACGCGGCACTTTGAGCCCGAGGCGCTGCCGGCGGAGTATCGGCCGGCGCCGGTGGTTGAAGAGGCGCCCGAGGCTGGGCCGGATGCGCTGGCGGTGATCCTGGAGGGGAGCGTGCGCGAGGTGCTGGCGGGCGTGGAGGCGTTGAGCGACGCGGAGGTGGATCGGTTGATCGCGCTCGAGGAGCAGGCTGCGAAGCCGCGCAAGTCGCTGTTGGCGGAGTTGGCCGAGGTGCAGTTGGCGCGGGCGTCGCTGCGGGCGGAGCCGGGCGCCGAGGGTGACGCCGAGTTGGGCGCCGAAGTGGGCAAGGGGGCGTAAATGTCGGGCATGGGGCGCGCGGCGCTTGTGGCGGATCTGAAGGCCTCGCTGCTGGATGCGTCGAAGGTGTTCGCTGCGCCGGCGGACGGGGATTTCGTGCGCCATCTGGATAAGGCTGCGGCGGCGCTGGCGGTGAAGCGGCCGCGCACGCTGGTGCATGCGGTGACGCTGGCTGCGGGGCAGGCGAACTATGCGGTGCCGGCGGACCTGTGGCAGTACAAGAGCACGAGTTGGGGGGCGGGCTATCGCGGGAATCCGTGGGACCGGACGTGGCCTGGGCGTTTGCCTCAAGTGCGGGTGATCGACGGCGAGCTGTGGCTGATGCCGGCGCCGAGCTCGCATCAGATTGCGATGCTGGGGGCGACGTTTTCGTTCTTCTACTACGCGCTGCACGTGGTGGCGGTGGATGAGGCGGAGACGACGGTGAACCCGGGCGATCGCAACCTGCTGTTGCTGCGCGCGCAGGCGGAGGCGATGCGCGAGCTGGCGATGCGGGACACGGTGCGCAGCGCGTCGGTGCGCGATGGGTTCAGCGGGCAGATGCGCACGAACACGCCGGCGGCGCTGGCGGAGATGTTCCTGGCGGAGTTCGAGCGGGGTGCGGTGTGAGCGCGACGGTGCGGATCTCGATCGACACCGCGCGGGCGATGGAGGCGTTTCGCAAGGCCCCGGAGGTGATGACGCGGCATGTGGACGGGGCGCTGGAGCAGGGGGCTCAGTACGTGGCGCGGGAGGCGAAGCGGCGGGCGCCGAAGTTCCAGAGCAACCTGGTGAATTCGATCCGGGCGGAGAAGGTGCCCGAGGCGCTGCCGCCTGGGGTGTTGGCGTGGCAGGCGCGCACGGGGGTGAACTACGCGCGCTACGTGGAAGAGGGGATCGGGCCGATGTTGAGCCACCCGCCGGGGATTGCGAACGGGTTGCTGGAGTGGGTGCGGGCGAAGTTCGCGCCGGAGAACGACAAGGCGCTGAGCCGCATTGCCTTCGCGGTGGCGTTTGCGATCCAGCGGCGGGGCATCAAGCCGAGGCCGTACATGGCGCCGGCGATGGAGGCGAGCGAGGCGCGGGTGCGGCAGTGGATGCGGCAGGCGGTGCAGGCGGGGATCGAGGAGGTGTTCGGTGGCCGGTGAGTTGAAGGCGGCGCTGGATGCGCTGGCGGGGAGCCTGGCGGCGGCGTGCCCGGGGCGCTTCGTGAGTCGGGATTTCGTGCCCCTGGCGCAGCGCACGGGGGAGGAGCTGGAGGCGGGCGTTCTGGCGGTGGCGGCGCTGGGGGAGAGCGAGTTTGCGAACTACCGGGGGCGCGAGGCGGACCTGGGGCTGCTGCGGGTGGTGATCGTGGGGCAGCTGAAGGTGGCGGAGGCGGCGATGCCGAGCGCGCTGGAGGATGCGGAGTTTGCCTTGGCGGAGCAGGTGAAGGCGTGGCTGGCGGGGCCGATGCTGGCGCCGGTGCGCCAGTGCCTGGCGCGCAGCTTTCGGCAGAGCGGGCAGCTGGAGCACCCGTACGGGTGGGTGGCGTTCGAGTGCGAGGTGAGGACGTGAGCGCGAGGAAGAAAACGCCGGCGGAGCAGTTCACCGATCCATTGCCGGCGAGTCTGGTGCGGCAGGGTGGCGCGGCCGTGGATGAGCATGCGGGGCAGGGCGGCAGCTATGTGATCGACCCGGAGACGGGGCGGCGCCGGCTGGTGGAGCGGACGATGGAGCGGGGCGAGGGCGCCGCGCAGAACGTGAAGGAGTGAGGAAATGGCTGGCGGACTGCTGATGCGCAACACTGCGGTGTTGGCGAAGATCGAGACCACGTACGGCACGGATGCGGTGCCGACCGGTGTGGCGAACGCGGTGCTGGTGAGCGATGTGCGCGCGCGCCCGATGGACATGCAGACGGTGGATCGGGCGCTGATCCGTCCGTACCTGGGCAACAGCGAGCAGCTGCCCACGGTGATCTACAACGGCGTGGAGTTCTCGGTCGAGTTGGCCGGGAGCGGCACGGCGGGCACGGCGCCGGCGATCGGGCCGCTGCTGCGGGCGTGCGGGATGGCCGAGACGATCACGGCGAGCACGAAGGTGGAGTACAAGCCGGTGTCCAGCGCCTTCGAGAGCCTGACGCTGTACGTGAACATCGATGGCGTGCTGCACAAGAGCACGGGCGCGCGCGGGACGGTGGCGCTGTCGCTGAAGAACAACGATCGGCCGATGGCGCGTTTCAACTTCACGGGGTTGTTCGTGGCGGTGGCGGATTCCGCGCTGCCGGCGGTGACGCTGACGGCGTGGAAGAAGCCGTTGCCGTGCAACCGCACGAACACGCCGACGTTCACGTTGCATGCGTACGCGGGGATGCTGGATGACCTGCAGATCGACTTGGGCAACCAGGTGGAGTATCGATCGCTGATCGGCGGGAGCGAGTTCGTGCGCATCGTCGATCGGAAGCCGGCCGGCAACGTGCTGATGGAGGCGGTGAAGGTGGCCGACAAGAACTGGTGGACGACGATCCAGGCGGCGACGACCGGCGCGCTCGCGCTGATCCACGGCACGACCGCGGGCAACATCGTGGGGGTGGACGCGCCGAACGTGCAGCTCTACAACCCGACGTACCAGGACCAGAATGGCACGCTGATGTTGGCCGCGCAGCTTGCGCTGACGCCGGGGGCGAGCGGTAACGATGAATTGGTGCTGACCTTCCGCTGATCGCGGTCGGTCGCAGGTTTGGGGCCTCGTCGCGGGGGCTTGCGGCCGGGGTCCCGGCCGTTTTTTTGGGTATTCATTCGAGAGGGGAAGGGCATGTTTACGCTGGATCTGGAGCCGACGTTCGAGACGACGGTGCGCATTCCGCAGCCGGGTGGGAAGGTGGTGCCGGTGCGGGTGCGGTTCAACTACCTGGACGGCGAGGCGTATGCGGCGACGTTCGAGGAGTTTCGCGCGCGGCCGGCGGTGGAGTGGGTGGGCCGGCTGGTGGCGGGATGGGAGGTGCAGGACCGGGAGGGGCAGTGGCACGGGATGCCGATGCCGTTCAGCCAGGAGGCGCTGCAGGCGCTGGCGAGCAAGCAGCCGCGCGCGATCGCTGCGTTCATCGATGCGTATCAGCACGAGGTGCTGGGCTTGCCGCTAAAAAACTAAGGGCCGCCGCGCAGCGCTGGGCAAGGGGGGCGCCGGTGCGCGACGCCGACGACGAAGAGGCGGTGGCGGCGCTGGTGGCGGTGGGCGTGCAGCAAGAGGATGCGCGGCGCTGCGTGGCGGAGCAGTACGACGAAGGCGAGCGCGCGGGGCCGGCTGCCGGGCGGGATTGCGCGGTGCTGCGAGAGAACTGGACGGCGGTGCGGGCGTTCGCGGCGATGGGGACGCAGTGGCGCTATCGGCCGGCGGGCATGGCCGGAAGCGTGCCGGCGGGGCTGGACTACGGCGTGGTGCCGGATGTGCTGCGCTTGCTGGGGCTGAAGCGCAAGCGCTGGCCGGTGGTGTTCGAGCAGTTGCGGGTGATGGAGCTGGCTGCGCTGGAGGTGATGCGGGCGGCGGTGCGGTAGGGGAGCGGTGGAAACGGGCGGGACCATTCCGGCGAGGGCGCCGCAATGGTCCCGTTTTCATTTCTTGGCGGCGATGGCGGCGGCGATGGCTTCGACGTGGTAGCGGGCCTGGGGCTCCATCGCGCGCCCGAGCTCGCGCCAGCGGGCGTCGTCGGGGGTTTCTTCGAGCGGGCGAAGCTCGACCCCTTCGGCCCTGGCGACGATTTCATAGACGCGGCAGCCGAGCGCGCCGGCCAGCTTCTGTAGCGCGTCGATCGTCGGGAGGATGCGCCCGGACTTGTAGCTGCTGATTGCGCCAGGCGTGAGGCCGCTGCGGCGTGACAGCTCGGCCGCGGTGATGCCTTTCTCTGAGATCAGCCGCGCAAGGGCTCGCCCTATGTCCATGCGTTCCATTGTTGACCATCAGAAAACATTCGCTAGGCGCGTTGACAAAAAGTTCACGCAGAGTAAAGTTGCGCCGTGAGAGTTTTCCGGGAGTAAATGACGTGTCGAAACTGAAGGCGGCCAGGAAACAGCTCGGCCTGACGGTGGCGCAGGTCGCAGACCGTGCGGGCGTGACTGTCGGGTTCGTCTCGCGGGTGGAGCGCGGGCTTGTGGGCGTTCGCCCGGAGACCGCGAAGCGGTTGGCCGAGGTGCTGAGCCTCGACCCGGCGGATGTGATTTTTGCCGAGCGCGTCGAGCGCGCGGCGTGAGGAGAGAGTGATGAACTTGAGCGACTTGCAGATCGCGCTGATCGACAACAGCAAGGCCGGCGTGCGGGCGGTAATCGACGAGATCGACCGCCGCACCGAGAACGAGATGTTCCGCCGGGCGGGGGAGCACTTCGGGTTCAAGACGGCCGAGACTGGCGGACGGCGAATCGGGTATCTCCCCGAAATTGCGGGGGTGATGGGCTATTCGGACGCTTCCGGGCTGCGAAAACTCGCGGAGAGGTACGACCTGGAGTCCGTTGCCATGGGGGGGTACGGACAAAATGTCCGCCAGTTCCTGCTTGAGACCTTCGGCATCCACAAGCAAGCCGGGCACGCGACGTTCGTGACTTGGCCGATCTTCTTGGTGGCCGGGATGGTGTCCACCACGGCCAAGGCCGAGGCGATCAAGCGCTACCTGCTCGACTGCGAGCGCGCCGCACGTGTCGGCGGCGGCATGCTCGACATCGCCCGATCGCAAGACGCCCGGCTCGACCGCGCCGCGAAGGTGGTGGCGATGGTCTCGAAAGCCGACCGCATCGCGGACGCAGCGCTTCGCCAGCAGGTTCTGATCCATATCGACGATGCCCTCGACGGTGCGCTGCACATCCCGCGGCAGGGCGATCTGTTTTCTTCCGTTGAGTGGCCGTTCAGCCAGGAGGCGCTGCAGGCGCTGGCGAGCCCGCGGCAGGGCGATCTGTTTTCTTCCGTTGAGTGAGACCTGCATAGGGGAAAACCCCTATGCAGGGTGCTGCGGGGCGATGCGAGGTCGGCGCCTGCATCCTGCCCCTGCCGCAGAACAAGAAAAACGTGAGTTCGCAGGGATGACCAACATGGATGTCTTCGAGGCCGCCTACCGGGTGGCACACGACTTTCGCCCTGATGGGGCGGTGGGCTTGGCGCGCAAGCTGGGCAAGAACCCCGGCACCTTCCTGAACAAGCTGAATCCGCACCAGGAGACGCACCACCTGACGCTGGGCGAGGCGGTGGCGATGTCGATCGCGGCGGCGGATGCGCGCATCGCGCAGGCCTTTGCGTGGGAGGTGGGCGGAGTGTTCGTGCGCTTGCCGCCGCCGGCGGGGGCGAGCGACCTGGAGTTGCTGACGCTGATGTTGCAGCGGGACGAGGCCGGCGGGCGGTTCGCGCAGACGGTGGAGCAGTGCCTGGAAGATGGGCGCATCTCGGCGCGCGACTGGCAGGCGATCCGCGACGCTGGCGTGACCTATGTGTCGGCGTTCATGGCGCTGATGCAGCGCTTCGAGGGGATGAGCGATGCGGGCGGTTGATCTGTTTGCCGGGGCGGGCGGGTTCTCGACGGGCGCACGCATGGCCGGCTGCCAGGTGGTGTGGGCTGCGAATCACTGGCCGCTGGCGGTGGAGTGGCACGCGGCGAACCATCCCGACGCGACGCACGTGTGCCAGGACTTGCACCAGGCGGACTGGCGCGCGGTGCCGGCGCACGACCTGCTGCTTGCTTCGCCGGCCTGCCAGGGGCACAGCCTCGCGCGCGGCGCAGAGCGGCCGCATCACGACGCGCAGCGCAGCACCGCGTGGGCGGTGGTTTCGGCCTGCGAGTATCACCGGCCGCCGGTGGCCGTGGTGGAGAACGTGCTCGAGTTCGTGCGCTGGGCCTTGTTCCCGGCGTGGTCGCTTGCGATGCGTGCGCTGGGTTACGCGGTGGCCCCGCATGTTGTCGATGCCGCGGACCACGGGGTGCCGCAGCACCGGCGCCGGCTGTTTCTGGTGTGCACGCGGAGCGCGCGCCCCTTGCTGCTTGACCTGCCGAGGCGCGCGCACCGGCCGGCGGCATCGGTGATTGATTTCGAGGCGGGGAGGTGGTCGGCGATCAACAAGCCGGGACGCTCAGAACGCACGTTGCGCCGCATCGAGGCGGGGCGCCGTGCCCACGGCGCGCGGTTCGTGGCGCCGTACTACGGGAGCGGCAGCGGAGAGACCGGGCGCAGCCTGAACCGTCCGCTGGGAACGATCACGACCCGAGACCGCTGGTCGGTGATTGACGGAGACCGGATGCGGATGCTGACCGCGCACGAGTGCCGCGCGGCGATGGGCTTCCCCGATGACTACCGGTTGCCAGGGCAGCACCGCGAGGCGGTGCACCTGCTGGGCAACGCAGTGTGTCCGCCGGTTGCGGCGGATCTGATCCATGCGATCCGGGAGGCAGCATGAAAGCGAAGCCCGTGCGCACGCCGAAGCGCTTCACGGTGCGGGACAACGTGCCGCCGGGGGCGGTAGTGGTGCCGCGGCCGGCTGTGGTGCGGGAGCTGGTGCGGATGTTCGGCGAGACGGTGTTGCGGCGGGCGGAGGCGGAGCGTGAGCGGGCGCCGGGTTGATTGGTGGGGCGGCGTGGTGTTCGCCGCGGTTTTTCTGGGTATCGGCGCGGCCCTTGACGCGCCGGGACGTGGAGAGAGCGATGAGAGCGTTCGAGCGGTATCTGACGGAGGAGGAGCAGCGCGAGCTGCTGCGGTTCATGCACTTGCGGCGGGCCGATGCGCTGGCCCGGCGGGATGGTGCCTTGATGCGGCTGTTGCTGCATACGGGCATGCGTCTGGGGGAGACGCTGGGCCTGACGCAGGCGGAGGCGCTGCAGGCGTTGCGCACGGGGTGGTTGTTCATCCCGCGCGAGCGCCGCAAGGGCAAGCGGGCGGATCACACGGTGCTGGCGACGGAGCCGGTGAAGGAGGCCCTGCGCGATCTGCTGGCGGCGCGGGTGCAGATGCAGGCGGGGCAGACGGCGTTCGAGCACGAGCCGTTGATCATCAGCCGGCTTGGGCTGCGCATGACTGCGCGCGGGGTGCAGAAGCGCATCAAGGCGTGGTGCGCGGCGGCGGGGATCGAGGGCGACGTGACGCCGCACTGGTTTCGCCACACCCGCGCGAAAAACATCATGCGGCGGAGCTCGAGCAGTGACCCGCGCGGGGTGGTGCAGGCGGCGCTGGGGCATGCGTCGATCAGCTCGACGGGGATCTACACGGCGGTGAGCAAGGAAGAGCTGGCCGCTGCGCTGGAGGAGGTCGATGGGCAGGGGGACCGCAGGAAGGTGAAGCGCGGGCTGCGCAAGGACTATGAGAGGAGGACTGCAGCATGAACAACGAACTGAAAACATACGACTACCGAGTGAGCCGCAGGCCTGATCTGGTGTCTCCGACGGACCCCGACGTGGTGATGCGAATCACGCTGCCGCGTTCGACGATGCTCAAGGCCCTCTCGCTGTTTGAGTCCGGCGCTTGGGAGAAGGCGCAGGCGGCCCGTGATGTGAGGCTGAGCGGGTGCCGCCGCGCGCTCGACGCCCTGTTCAACACGCAGCGGCAGCACCTGGGCACGAGCGGCGGGCGGGTGTGCGCGACGCTGCTGGCGAGCCTCTACAACGGCGACCGGGTGAAGTTCGACGTGAGCGACCTGCGGCGACTGGACGAGGATTTGTTCGAGCACGCCATCAACACGATGCGCCTTTGCTACGAGTTGAACGCCGAGCCGCACACCTTCTTCACCGAGGGCGGACGCTTGTTCGAGGAAATGATCGAGCGCTGGGGCTTGGAGAAGAAGCGCAGGAGGGCGCGGGCATGAGCGCACCAGAGATCAAGCTGAGTTGCCCGTTCTGCGGGGCGATGGACGGGGAGCTCCAGGTGATGGAGCTCGACGATGGCTGCGGTAACGCGGTGGTGTGCGACTGCTGCGGCTGCATCGGGCCGCAGGATGCGCGGCGGGAAGAGGCGGTGGCGCTGTGGAACGGGGCGGCGGTGAACGCACTGCGCCGGTCTGCGCCGGCGCCGGAGGAGTTCGCGCAGCTGATGGAGGCGAGCAATGCAACGCGGTGATGAGCAGGAGATGGAGCTGGCGCCCCGGCTGGGGTGGCTGTTCGGCCTGGCGCCCTTGCCGGCGCGGCCGGCGCAGGCGGCGGTGCGGGCCGTGCGGTGCTTGTCGGCGGAGGACCTGGGTGATGACGCGGAAACGTCATCGCATGACCGGGCGCGCGACCGGCGCCGCAAGATCGTGGCCTTCCTGAAGGAGCAGGGGCGCGAGTGCACGACCCGGGAGGTGGCGAGCGCGGGGATGGTGACGGACCCGGAGGCGCACAACGATCTGCAGGCCTTGATGGCGGCGGGCCGGGTGACGAAGCGGGTGGAGAGGGTGCGCGGCAAGCTCGACCGGGTGTTCTGGGGGGTGCGGCGATGATGGCGGCGACGGGGTTGTTGCAGGTGCCTGTGGCCGCGGTGGCGCGGTTTGCGGGTGATGGCCGGGTGTGGCGGGCGTTCGATCATCTGGTGGCTGCCGGGCCGGGGAGCCTGGCGCTCTTCCCGGTGGGGCTGATGGACGGGGATCTGACGCGGGTGATCGACGGCTGCCCGGTGCCGTGGCCGGAGGTGTGGGCGGCGATCGATGCGCCGCGTGGGGCGCATGTGCGGGTGCTGTCGCCGGAGGCGCTGGAGCGGGTGGCGCCGATGGCGGCGGCGCTGCTGCCGCCGTACGGGTGGGTGCAGGACGCGGTGCCTGCGCAGGCGACGGTGCCGACGCTGCGCCGGTTGGTGGCGCCGTGCGGGGTGCGCCTGGCGTGGCTGGGGGCGGGCCATGACTGAGGCGGCGGAGTTGGTGCGGCTGTGGGCGGCGTTCGCCCTGGGGTTGGCGCTGGGGCTTGGGCTGGGCGGGCTCGCGGTCGTGTCGGGGTCGTGGATGTGGCTGCGCACACTGGACGAGATCGAGGCGCGGCGCGGCGCTGTCGAGTAGGCGGCCGGCGTGCCCTTTTAGTGCCCCGCACAGGGTGGGATGGTGCGGGGCGTATTCCCCTTCGCGACGCGGTTCCCCATGACAGACAAGAAAATTTTCGCTGATGTGAAGCGCGCGGCTTCGCTGGTCGGGTACATCGAATCGGCGTGCGGCGGCGAGGCGGTGAAGTCGGGCGCGAGCCTGTTCATCAACCCGTCCCCGTGCTGCGGGCACAAGGACTGCTTTTCGATTTTTTCGCCGAACAAGGACGGTGCGCAGGATGCGTATCGGTGCCATTCGTGCGGGGCGAAGGGCGATGTGTTCACGGTGGCGACCGAGATCCAGGGGCTCAAGATGGGCGAGGCGCTGCGCGCGGTGGCGGGCTTTGCCGGGGTGGATCTGCCGGACCGCGAGCGGCCGGGGGCGAGCGAGCCGGCGCGCGAGAAGACGCGCGCGGAGTACATCGCGGAGCGCTGCGTCGGCGAGCGCAACAAGGCGGTGGAGTACCTGGTCGAGGCGCGCAAGATCGATGCCGAGGTGGCGCAGAAGGCGGCGCTGGCCGGGGCGGTGGGATGGAACGAATACCGAAGCAAGAAGATCGGGCCGGGCGAGCGGGGCCACGGTGGGCCGGCGCTGGCGACGATCGTTCGCAGCTTGAATCCGGGGCACATCATGGCCGTCGATCTGCGCTACGAGGATCCGGCGCTGAACGGTGGCATCAAGACGCAGACGCAGGGCGAGAAGGAAGGCTACGGCTGGACGAGCGACATCCGCCGGCTGATGAAGGCGGAGACGGTGTACTTCTGCGAGAGCGCGATCAACGCGCTGTCGATCGAGAGCGCGGGCATGCCGGGCAAGACGGCGGCGTTCGCGATTCGCGGCACGGGCAACGCGGGGAACATTGCGCTGGGCTGGATGCGGGGCAAGCAGGCGATCATCGTTCCGGACAACGATGCGCCGGGCCAGGACGGGTACTGCGCGGGGCTGAAGGCGGCGTGGGTGCTGCACGAGCGGCTGACCGGGCTGGATGTGGCGTGCCAGTTCGTGGATATGGCCGATTGGGGCGAGCCCGACGCGATCAACGATGTGAACGACCTGCTGAAGGCCGGCGGCCCGGAAGAGCTGAAGCGGGCGCTGTGGAAGCTGGAGCCGTGGTTGATCGCGGGGATGGCGGGCGATGGCGGGCGCGAAGACCTGTTCAGCCGCAAGCAGCAGGGGCGGCGGCGGGTGTATCTGCCGTTCCACCATGATTCGATGTACTGGCGGTTTCGGGTGCGGCCTGACTTCACCAGCTATGTGAGCGAGATCAAGCAGAACGCCGACGACCCGGAAGGGGCGCCGAAGATGGACGTGAAGGAGCTGGCGGGCTTTCGGGTGGCGGCGATCAGCCGGGTGCAGATCCAGAGCGCGACGGCGACGATGACCGGCGACGAGGAGACGATGCCGTCGACCCGGTTCAGCGTGAGCGTGCAGACGACGCGCCACGGCGCGGCGCTGCTGCGCAAGACGGTCGACGACGAGAAGCTGCACAACATCGACCTGTGGAAGCGCTTCGGGCCGGTGTGGGACCAGAGCAAGTTCCTGCGCATGGTGAACATCCTCGAGAACGCGGCGCACATCGGGGCGCGCAAGGCGGCGAACTTCGTGGGGCTGTGCTGGAAAGAGGGCCGGCTGCAGGTGAACGAGGGGCCGGATTGCTACTTCCAGGAGCCGGAGAAGCAGTGCCCGTACCACAACCTGACCTTTCCGACCGGCACGCCGGATCAGGGGCGCAAGGTGATCGAGGCGTTCCAGACGACCTTCGGGGCGAACGCAGCGGCGCAGCTGCTGGTGTGGGCGCTGGGGGGGCACCTGAAGACGATCATCGGCTTCTGGCCGCACATGGTGCTGCAGGCGGACAAGGGCGCGGGCAAGTCGACGCTGATCAAGCGCATGGAGCGGGCGATCGCCTTCACGATGCTGTCGGGGCAGTCGACGCAGTCGGATTTCCGCCTTCTCACTTCGGTGAGCCACACGGGGCACCCGGTGGGCTGGGAGGAGATCAGCGCGCGCAAGCAGCAGGTAATCGATGCGGCGGTGGCCCTGCTGCAGGAGAGCTACCAGTACACGGTGACGCGCCGCGGCAGCGAGATGACGGAGTACATGCTGTGCGCGCCGGTGCTGCTGGCCGGCGAGGATGTGCCGGTGGTAAGCCTGACCGGCAAGATCGTGCGCGCGAGCCTGCGCATCAAGGGCGACCTGATCCCAGATGACTTGCCTCGATTCCCGGTGCGCGCCTGGCTCGAGTGGCTGGCCGCGGCCGATGTGCGCCACGTGCGCCGCATGTACGAGAACACGCGCGAGCGTCTGATGCGCGGCAGCCGCGCCAGCGGCGCGGACAACGGCGCGGTGCGCATGGTGGGCAACTACGCGGCGATCGCGCTGGCCTGGGGGCTGCTGACCGAGTTCTGCGGGATGAGCTGGCAGGCGGGGGACTTCATCGGCGACCTGCAGCGCGAGATGAACGAGCACATCGGGCAGACCAGCGCAGACCGCCATCCGTGGGTGTGGATCATGGAGCGCTTTGCCGGCGAGCTGGCCGCCGGGCGCTACCAGGGGCCGTACTGCTACGACACGGTGCAGACCGAGGCCGGCGGCGAGGAGGCGGTGATCTGCCTGCGCACCAGCGACGTGATGCACCACATGCAGACGACCAGCGCGCTGCGGGACTTCTGGAATTCGCTGCCGGTGAAGAGCGACCGGGTGTTCAAGAAACAGATGGAGCACGCCGGCGTGATCGTCGGCGAGGTGGAGCGGACGATCGGAAACACGATGGTCCGCCGAAGGTATTCACGGCTCGCGGCCGTGAGCTTGACGAAGCTGGAAGGCTTCGGGGTGTATGTGCATCGACAGGTTGAGAGCGAGATCTGAGGAGAGAAGTGATGAGAGTGGAGATCAAGTTTCAGGTGGAGGTGCCTGATGTGGGCGCGACGGATGAACAGATCGAGGACTGGCTTAGGTTCGTGTTTTGCGACAACGATTCGATCGACATGGAGAACCCCCTAATTCTCGACCACGGCGACCCAGAGCCGGTGTTCGGGATCTTCGATGTGGAGTGGAACGTCATGGGAGGAGTGGAGAAATGAAAAAGCGCTACAAACTTGAATCGGGTTTTGACACCACCATCACGCTGGAAATCGACACCGACAAGATCCCGGAGGATCTGGCGCGCAGGACCAACGCGTTCTGGATGTATGCCGACCATGTCCTCTCGTTGTCTGATGGCGACGTCTTCCAGGCCGTGGCGCGTCGCGCAGCCGGCCCGTTGCTGGGCTATCTGCTTGATGGGTTCACTGAGGACGGCGCTGTGGCGCAGCTGCTGGGCGAGGAAGGTTGGCCAGGCGGCGGGGGGATCACGATCATCGATCACGAATTCCCTGGCCTGTCCGCTGATGACTTCGAGGTGGTCGAGATCATGGGTGGTACGCAATGACCTATGAACTGACCGAGGCCTCGTTCCTGAAGGATGTCGCCACGCACGAGATGCAGCTGCTTCGCGACGACGGTGTGTATCGGCACCTGCGGTTCAAACGGCCCGGCACGGTCTGCATGTACTTCGACCTGATCACCTGGCCGGGCTTCCTCTGCTACACCGGCGACATGGGCACGTTCGTCTTCACTCGGCTGCGGGACATGTTCGAGTTCTTCCGCACCGACCGGGAGTACGCCCAGCGCCGCGGCGACCGGCAGCTGTTCGTGAATCACGGCTACTGGTCCGAGAAGCTGGTGGCGGTGGATAGCCAGCGGCGCAACGGCAGCGCGATGGAGTTCAGCGAGGCGCTGCTGCGGGCCTATGTGAATGAGACGCGCCTGGAGTGGATCCGCGAGGCACGGGCGTCCGGATCGCTCTCGCGGGACGAAAGGCGGGATCTGTGGGAGGAGGTCGACAACGAGGTGCTGAGCCGCATCGATGATGGCGAAGATGCGGTCTACATCGCGCTGAGGGACTTCAGGTGGATCCCAAAACTAGGCCGCTGCGCGCCGGAGTACGAGTTCACCGACTTCTGGGAGATCGAGTTCAAACAGTTCACGCGCCGATTCCAGTGGTGCTGCTTCGCGCTGGCCTGGGGCATCGAGCGGTACGACTCGGCGCAGGAGGTGAAGCGATGACACGAGTTCAGATGGTCGCCATGAACGCAGAAGAGACCCGTCTAGATCGTGAAGAAATGGCCGCCCGGCTGTCGTGCGATCAGGGGGCGTGCCAATCGGCGCCGGCCGTGCGCCTTTCGAAGGCGAGCGACGGGCTTTGGTACGTGGATGTGCGGCGCACGGCGACGGGTGCGTTCCGCAGCGATTCGCGGCACGGAACGCTTGATGATGCGCTGGAGCGGGTGCGCGAGGTGGCGAAATGAAGCCGGGCAAGACGTGGCGGTTTCTGGTGTTTCGGTCGCGCGCCTCGCGGCAGCACCTGTGCGTGTGCGCCGCGCACGACAAGGCGCACGCGCTGAAGATCGCGCGGCGCATGTTCCGGCTGGAGCGGACGGCGGTCGCGGTGCAGGAGGTGGCAAGATGAAGATGGCCAGAGCGAGCGAGAACGACATCGAAGTCAGCATGGAGATCGCGTCGATCATCGATGACTTGGTGAGCGGCTATCGACCCTGGAAGGTCTTCGGCTCCGACGATGACAACGGCGGCGGACTCTTGGACATGGAGTCAGCAGACGACCTGCGGGCGGTGGTGGAGAAGCTGGCTGAGATTGCCGGCCGCGGTTCGTTGTTCCGGGTGATTTGGGGTATGGCCGTTGCCATGGATCCGAAGAACGAGGTATTCGACCCCGCCGCCGATGTGCTCGAACTGCATCCGAGGTTCGACGCTATGGCGAAGGAGGCTGCGCGGTATCGGCTACTCCGCGCGCATCGGCCTGGGCTACTACTCGACATCCTCGACGAGCAGCCAAATCCGAACGAGCGCAACGCGCTACATCTCGACCGCGAGATTGACGCGCGCCTTGCCCTTCCCAGCGAAGACAACCCCTCGCCGGCCAGCGGCCGGCCTGATTAACCCTGACCGCGGGGCGCTCGCTTCCGGGCGGGCTCCCCGCACCCCCCTCGAGTAATAACGGCCGGGCCAACCCCTGCCGGTGAAGGGAGGGGCGGCGATCCACCAGTCGCGCGGCCCTGACTGATGGAAGTACGTGTTTCCACCTCGCCTTCGGGCGGGGTTTTTTTGGGCTGCGGGGCCTTCCTGGCAAAAGGTTGTCGGGTAATCCCCGGCTGACTGGTGGATGACCCCTCTAGCCGGTGCTAAGTCCTTGATTTTTGAGAGGGTGCCGTCCATCAGTCGCTTGCGTTTTTCCATCAGTTGCCCCGCAGCTTCCACCAGTTGTGGATAACTCTCCACCATCGCGGTTTTTGGCTCCACCAACCCTTTTCCTTTTTTTCTCTTTATTTTCAAGGAAGAGAGAGAGAAATAAGGCCCGTAATGCAGAAAGCTTATCCATCAGTTGCGAACGGCATGTAAAAACCATTCCACCAGTGCGGTTATTTAAAAAAGCCTATTTGGTGGATGAAATAATTCGGAATATCAAAGGCTTAGGGTTAAAGTGCGGGCGCTTCCATCAGTTGGCCGGGAAATGCCCCCCTCCCCCCTGAAAATCTGACGGGTGAACCGATGACGAAGACGATCGAGCACTACATCGCGGACTTCCTGGAGTGGAAGCAGATCAACCGCGGGCGCAGTCCGCGCACGGCGCAGGTGTATGGCCTCGCGCTGGCCCGGCTGGGCACCTTCCTGGCGGGGCAGGACCCGCTGACGGCGACGCACGATCAGCTCGTGCTGTTCTCCGGCAAGTGGCTGTACGACCGAGGCTTGCGCGACCCGGCGAGCCGGCGCACGCACGTGTCGGCGGTGCGCGAGTTCTACCGCTGGCTGAAGGGGCGCGGCTTGCTACGCGAGAACCCCGCCGAGCACGTGGCCCATGCCCGCGTCGGCATGCGGCTGCCGCGGGTGATGCCGCTCGCGCAGGCGGAGCAGTTGATGTGGGCGCCGGATTACTCGACCTTCGAGGGCGTGCGCGACGCGGCGATCATCGCGCTGCTGATGGGCTGCGGGCTGCGGGTTTCGGGACTGACCTCGCTGAACGAGTCGAATCTGCAGCCAGCCGTGGTCGATGGCCAGCAGCGCATGACGCTACGGACGATCGAGAAGGGCGGCAAGGAAAGGCAGGTGCCGATCCCGACGCAAGCCGATCTGCTCCTGCGGGTGTATCTGCAGCACCCTGGCCTGGCCGAGATCGATCGAACGCTGCCCAACGGCGACAAGGTGCTGTTCGTGTCGACCAGGTCGCGCCACGTGCCGGCGCATGAGTACCACGGCGAGGCGCGGCGCCTGCGACGAAAGGGCGTGCTGCGCATGATCCAGACCTACGGCCGCCGCATCGGCCTGCCGCCCGAGATCGCGCACCCACACGCGCTGCGCCACATGTTCGGCACCGAGCTCGCCGAGGACGATGTGCCCACGGTCACTGCGGCGAACCTGATGGGCCATGCAGACCCGAAGAACACGGCGATCTACCAGCACCTGGCCATGCGCAAACTCACGCGCACGCTCGACAAAGCCAACCCGCTGGCCAAGATGAAGACGCCGGTCTCAGACCTCCTCAACAGCATCAACAAGAGGTAAGCCATGCATTCAACGAGATCCACGCCGCGCGCTCGCGTCGCGGCTGCGGGGCGCAATGCGCGGTCGGCGGCTCGCCGCTTTCGGAAAACCTGGGCGCCGCCTGCCAGTCCTGCACCCTCTCAATATGTAAGCGAAACCGGGCTAAGCGCGTTACCACGTTGCGGGGCGCAGATGAATACTTGTTCGGCATCCTGCAAATTGCGAACTATCGGCGCGTGCGATGCTGGGCTTGCGGGGGTGTGCGATGAGCGATAAGCGAACTTCGGAGGGCGAAATTGCACAAGGCGATCTGTTCGGGGCGCCAAGCGGTGGCGCGCAGGGGGTGGGGGCTCGGCGGGCGGGCGAG